TGCTGAAATCGCAGCACTAACCAAGTAAAGGATAACCAATGTCTAAAGCAAGAGATATAGCAAGCGCAGCACCTGCGCCTTCAACCGTATCAGCAACTGAGTTAGGGTATGTAGATGGTGTTACCTCTGCTATCCAGACACAGTTAGATGCAAAGACTGCAAAGTCTACCCTTACAACTAAAGGTGATTTGTATGCAGCAACGGCTGCTTCTACTGTAGCAAGACTTGGTGTAGGTGCTAACGCAACAGTCCTTACTGCTGATAGTGCTGAGGCTACTGGACTTAAGTGGGCTACCCCTAGTGGAGCATTAACAGTTGCATCAATTGCATCTGGTACTGTGCCTTCAGCAAGTTCTCTATCAATTACTGGTATAAATGCAGATTATTTAATGTTAAGATTGACTGATTTAAAATGGGGAACAGCGAATGGTGCAATTATAATAAGAGTAAATAGTGATACAAATAGCAACTATAGTTTCTTAGTTGTAACAACTGCCACTGGAGATACTTACCAATACTACGATGCATCTCCTGCCACATTAGGCACTATGTGGGGAACTGATACGGTAGCAAATTCAAGAACTCAAAATAACCACAGAGTTATTGAAATTCATAATGCTAAAAGTTCTGGTTGGAAATCTTATACATTACGTGGTTATCATCACGATGGTGGTGGAACAAGTCGTGGCGTTATGGGTGGTGGTTGGTATAAAGCATCAGCACCAATTACATCAATTCAAATTATTCAATCAGATGGATATACATTTACAAGCGGTAGTTACGAATTGATTGGTGCTTAATATGAAAATTAAAATAACTGAAGTTAATGTTCAAACTGGAGAAGAAACTACTTTTGAAAGAGAAGAAACTCCACAAGAAGAGGCAACTCGCTTAGAAGTAAAAGCAAGGCTTGATGCAGAAAAAACAGAAACAGATGCTAAGGCTGCTGCTAAAGCAGCACTACTAGCACAACTAGGCATTACAGAAGAACAAGCAAAACTTTTACTTTCTTAATTAAGGAGCACTGTGGCTGGTCGTGATATAACCGAAGGTCGTGCCAATCAAGCAATTGCTGTTGATGTTGGTATCGTATCTACAAGTACATACTGGCAGAATACATCTGATTCTTATGATGTAGCAGTTGGTGGACAACCATTCTTCTATGCCATAAATGATGCACGCCCTTACACTAGACAAACGGCGCCTTACAATAAGGATAAGTTTGATAATAGCACAGAACCAGGTGAACAATCACTTACTGGTTGGTGGCTAAGAAGTCAATCATCATTCCATAGTGGTTCAGGTATAAAGTTTTATGACCCATCTGCTGGTGAGATTACAGCGCATAGGTTTACTGATAGTAAGAATGTTAATGTCTGGACTAAAGGTGAGGCTACTTTACTCAAAGATGTTAGTATTGGGCACGTAACTACACACCCAATTGATACAACTAATGGTCGTTCATTACAGCAATTGCGTTCCATTAAGTGGAATAATACTAATGGTGTATTACTACACGATGGTTATGATGTAGATAAGATTGATTCTAGTGGTGTTGAAACACATTATATTGATTACAATGCTGGTTCAGATGATAAAGTTTATGGTATTTGTGATGATGGTAGTAGTGCTTATTGGGTAACTAACGATACTGGCCCTTCAGGTAAACTAGAAGTAAACAAGAAAGTATTAACAGCAGACTCAACTACTGCAGCAACAGTTATGTTTACAATCAATGGTGTTACAGTGACCAATGCAGTTATGGAGTATGTCAAAGACCGTATTGTTATGGCTGCTAATAATAAAATATATGAATTTTCTACCTCAGCATCAGCAGCACCTACTGCTGTATACACCCATTCAGATGATGATATTATATTTACATCTATTACAGCATCTGGTCCTGCTATTTATATTGCTGGCTATAGTGGTATTCAATCATACATATTTAAGTTTACCCTTAATACTTCAGGTGTTATGCCAACCCTTACTACTGCTATTACTGCAGCAGAGATGCCTGTTGGTGAAAAAATCCATAAGATTTATTACTACCTAGGTTATATGATGATAGGGACAAACAAGGGAATCCGTGCAGCAGTTGTCTCAGACCAAGACGGCTCCATTAACTATGGTCCACTTATTGTGGAAACCACTCAGCCTTGCTATGACTTTGCTGCACGAGACAGATTCGTATGGTGTGCAACTAGCGTAGGTGGAGAACCTGGAGTTATTCGTATTGACTTAGGTAATGAGATAGAGACCTTACGCTTTGCTTACGCTAACGACATCTACTATGCAGGTGTATCTGGTGTAGAAACTACATCTTGTGCATTTTTAGGAGAGACTAACAGACTTGCATTCTGTACAGAAGCAGTTGACCAGAAGTCAGTAACTAATAAACAACGTACTACAACTACAGCAACTATTACATCTGCTGCTCACGGTTATGTGGCTGGAGATAAAATATATGTTATAGGTGTAGATGCAGCGCTAGACGGTGACTGGACAATTACATCAGTAACTACAAATACAATTACCTATACAACTACGACATCAGGAACTATTGCATCTACTGCGGTAACTAATGCATTTGTTGGCAAGCCTGGCTATTCATACCTAGAAGCAGCCTCTACCTTAGCATCAACTGGATATATAACTAGCGGTTACATTCGCTATGGAACATTAGAGCCTAAGAATTTCAAACGTTTACTTGCTCGTGGCGACTTCACTAAAGGTTCATTAGTACTTGAAACTGTTGATAAGGATGGCACAGAGTATGACCACATTACCTATGAGGATGGAGTAACAGCAGTTGAGGTTGGTACTAACAATCCTGATACAGCACAAGAGTATGTAGCCTATAAGTTTATTCTTAATCGTGATGCTACAACTACTAGTGCAGGTCCAATCTTTAAGGGCTACCAAGCAAAGGCTACTATTGCTACACCTCGTCAAAGAAATATACAATTCTCTGTTTATTGTTTTGATATTGAAACAGATAGATACAATGTAGTATCTGGTTACGAAGGTAAAGCATTGCAAAGATTACAATTGCTAGAAAACGTAGAAGAAGGTGGCGATGTTGTTACCTGGCAAGACCTTACTACAGGCGAAAGTCGCCAGGTAGTTATTGAACAAATCTCATTTACACGTATGACTCCACCAGATAAAAGGTTTGATGGATTCGGTGGAGTAATTGAGATAACTATTAGAACGGTATAATGACATGACACCTGCTGACTGGGCTGCACTTGCAGTATCATTTACTACTTTAATTGGAGTATTAGCCATAGGAGTAAGACATTTAGTTAAACATTATTTGTCAGAACTTCGCCCCAACGGAGGCTCAAGTGTCAAGGACCAAGTCAATCGGCTAGAGGAAAAAGTAGAATTTTTAACTACGTTTGTAATAGAAGCATTTAAGAAGTGAGAGACAATGAATGTTGTAAAGAAAGCCACACCTGCTGCGATTGCTGTATTGCGCCAAGCGACAGCCATCTGGCCCAAGAGGAAGAAAGCAAGCGATGGTCTACTACCATCTGCTGCTCATTTAAGTCAGAGTCCTAACTCAGACCACAATACTGGATTAGCAGTTGACTTAACAGATGACCCAGCAAACGGAGTAAATTGTAAAGATATTTATATTAAACTACAAGATGATATTAGGGTTAAGTATTTAATATTTAAGGGTAAAATTTGGAGTAAAGAAAAAGGCGAACATACCTATAAGGGTAGCAACCAACATAATAAACATTTACATATTTCAATTAAAGAGCAATACGCTAAAGACGATTCTAACTGGTTCAGTTGGATGGGTCTACCACCTAAAAAAAAATAGGAGAAACAATGAAAGATATAATCGCTAAACTAAAAGACCCAAAGACTAAGGCTGCATTCAAGTCTTATCTTCGTGCAGTAGTAGCATCAGCAATCACTATGGGACTAGCCCTTGCTGCTGACCTAGCACCAGAGCAGGCTATTTTAATTGGCGCATTAGCCGCACCATTGGCTAAATGGGCAGATAAGACCGAAAAAGAATACGGCTTAGGCTCAAAGTAATACCTTTAATTGGGCTTTAAATGCCCATTATAGACACGAATAACCCCCGCCCTAGTAGAGATACTAGAAAGCGGGGGCTTTTCTTGTTTTCTAAGCAGTTCCCCTCTACTTAGATAACTCTTGCACCACTTGGAGGATTTTATCTGGTCGTATTAGATAACCTTTTGACGGATTAGGTTCTATATTACAGGTAATAGGATGACCATACAAGGTAAGGGCACGCCGTAAGTGTTCTATTGGTACTATCAATACAGTTCCTTCTAATACAAATGCCCAGTACTCAGCCTTAGTTGTAGAGATACCAGACGGATACCACTCTTCATTATTGTGTGACCAACACACAGTTTCTATATATAAGTTACCAGTATTCTTCCACTTTAAATCTGTTTTAACTTCTATGGTTTTGCCATTAGTTAGTAATTGATTAACTAGCGACTCGCCTTCATGTCCTACTGATAGGTCTAAATCAAAGTCAGATAGTTTTGACATTATGCTCCAAAGGTAATGTGTCCATTGATGAGAGGTATGTCGCTGGAACATACCAAGATTTTTCATTATACTTAAACATATCTGCTTTACATTGACTGCCATATAGCCAGCCAATTGCTTTATATGGAACTCCTAACCAATCTGGTGCAGTACGTCTAGTCTTATGACGCATACCATCAGCCATTAATATATACACAAGAGAGTCATTGTCTCTATTTGTATATCTTAATTTTGGCTGGTCATTAAATGTATAACGAACCTCGCCAAGTCCAGGAATATCTAATTCATTTTTCCACTTATTAAAGTGAGGAACAAAAGTTGTATTGCCAATCATTCGAGCAAATGCTAGTTCACTACCAGCAGCAATAGCATGTTGCCATAGTTCCCAAAGGTCTCCTTCTGAATAATTTATATTACGAGTAGGGTCACCAAGGTATGGCTTTTGCCTTTGATAGCCAACCTCTACTGCAATGGCTTCTTCTTGTGGAGTTAAAGAGTATAATGTATTTATTTTAGTAAGCATTTTTAAACATAGATTCAGGAACAACAGTCTTACCTACCATGTTGTGCTTGCTTCTATATTTATCCCTTTCTTCTTTGCTAGTGCCTGCCCATAATCCATGGACTAGGTTCTCTATTGCATAATCAAAACATTCTTTTTGCACTGGACAATTGTTGCACATTTTCTTAACGTAATCAACATGTGCATATCCCCCACCCTGTTCTTCTGTAAAGAATAATTCTACATCTAAGCCAGCACATGCTGGCGTATCACTAAATCTCATTATCCTCCTGTTGAATAGAAACCACTTCCTTTAAAGTGTACTGGTGTAGAGGACCATATACG